AATTATGTAAATCACAAGGACAAGGTGTTTGTGCCGAATAATGATTCGCGGGGTTTTATATCAAGAGCCATTCTGTATATGTACAAGGAATACAATTGTAATCCGCAAAAAATAATAGACATAGAGATATTAAAGAAGTGGTATTATAACTTTTCGCCGACAATTGATGAGCGATATCACAACGATATTATTAAGCGATTGCAAAATAAAAATAATATATTCATATCAAATTACAATAAGAAAAACAAGGGCATTAAAAAAATCCTAGATTCCTTATGACAAAACCCTGATTGATTAATTGATTAGATTGAGACGGGGGATATAATAAAAAATGATATAGATATATATTATCTTATTTTTATAATGAATCTTTTAAATGAAGAGCAAAGATATGCCGTAAGTAGTGTTATTGAAGGACACAATATTTTATTGACGGGTTCGGCGGGAACGGGGAAATCCTACACTATTAAATATATCATAGAGTATTTGAATAATGCAAATAAGAACTTTGCTATTACGGCATCTACTGGGACTGCTGCGGTTATGATAGGCGGCCAGACATTACATTCGTTTTTAGGACTCGGTTTGGGAACAGGGAGTATCAAGGATATACTAGGTAATATTCTTAAAAACAAGAAAAAGCACGAGAATATATTGAAGCTTGATGTGCTTATTATTGACGAGATATCTATGATTGATAAGGAATTATTTGAAAAAATATCCGAAGTCCTGAGTATCATAAAATCCAGCGAAGCGTGCTTTGGTAATATTCAGTTAATATTAGTAGGCGACTTTTGTCAATTGGCGCCAGTCAAAGGCAGATATTGTTTCTTATCAAATATATGGAATAAAATAAATATAAAGATTGTTTTGCTAGAAAAGTTAATAAGACAGGACGGAGACCAGCTATTTCAAAAGATTTTGAAAATTGTCAGAAAAGGCAAATGTACCGATAATATCATAACTGTTTTAGATAGATTACGAGATACCGAGTTTGATAATGGCATTATTCCTACGAAATTGTATCCTGTAAATGTTAATGTTGATAAAATCAATAATATTGAGATAGAGAAACTTAAAGCGCAGGGGAATATATCTAAGACATATGCTGCTATTGCGAGCTGCGATAAGGAAAAGGAGGGCGAAAAGTTCTCTATTGAACTTACATTAAATGCCCAAGTTATTATTATTAGAAATATAAGCGTTGAGGAATCTCTTGTAAATGGGACGAGGGGTGTTATTAAACATCTAGGGGCTGATTATGTAATTATTAATGATATAAATGGCAATATTCATACAATTAAATATTACACGGATACATTTAATAACAAGGTTTCTGCAAAAAGCTCTTATATAATACATATGCCTGTTAGAATATGCTATGCGCTCTCTATTCATAAATCTCAGGGTATGACAATAGATGCCCTTGAATTAGATTTGGGGCCTAATATATTTACTTGCGGCCAATCATATACTGCATTATCGCGAGCAAAAAATCTGAGCTCTATAAAAATCATAGATGTTGATAAGAACTCCTTTAGAACTAATACAGATGTTAAAAACTTTTATAAAAACTGCAATAATTCGTAATACTCGCAATACTCACAATACTCGCAATAAATAATCTTAATAATTATTAGATATATAAAAATGAAAGAGGCTTTTGTTTCACAAGCGGAAAATGATGATATTGTAAAGGAGGTATTTATAATATTTGGTTATTCTGTCGCAAGTATAATTATCGTTGTAGCGTTAGCGTGGGGATATTATAATAATTTAAATCTATTTATAGCTGTCTATTCGCTTATAATTATTTTATATAATGTTATGATAATATCTATCGTCGTTATGAATAAAAATATTTACGATTCATCCAGCTATACTATAATATTTGGAACTACCATATTCTCTATATTTTTAACTTTCTTCGTAGGTATGTTCTTCTTATATAAATTTTTTACTCTTCCTATAAAGGCTATTGGTACATCAGCGACAGCTGCCGCAGCAGCCGCTGCCCAAGATGTAAATTATTCATATAAATATTAAAAATAGACATCCGGCATACATATCTATCATACATATCCGGCATACATATCTATCATACATATCCGGCATAAGATATTACATACAATATAATAAATAGCAATACGGTTTTGATATAGACATCAAGGGTCAAGATATTTTCTTGTAAATATTCTGGTATCCTATCATAGATGTTATTAATTATTCCGCTAAAATATATCAGGAATACTATAATAACTATTATGAGATTCTTCTTAATCAATTCAATATCCATATATAGCATATAATCATTTTTATTCATTTGAGCATATGGCAAATAAGGAGTCTGTTGCTGTTGTGAGGGATAAGGTGGCTGCTGAGAATGCGACTGCGGATAAGGAGATGGAGGATAAGATGGTTGTTGTTGGGGGTAAGGTGGCTGTGAATGCGGCGAATGCTGCGAATGCTGCGAGGGATGTTGAGGATAAGAAGGCTGCGAATGCGGCGAATGCGGCGAATGCGGCGAATGCGGCGAATGCGGCGAATGCGGCGGAGGATACGAGGGATTTGATTGATTGCTGCCTGACATATCTTGTATTATAAGAGGTGGCGTATTTAAGCCCATATCTTTATTATTTTTAGATATTAATAATTCGTCTCTGAATTCATTTAAAACATCTTGTACCACAGGATCATTTATATCATTATGTTCATTATTAGTACTCATTAATATACTAAGTTTAATAACCTAATATTATATTATATTTAGATATTGAATATAATTACGCGATAATTTTATATTTTCTATAGTATAATGTTGTTAAATCCGAGCTATTTATTAGAATTATTGAATACTAATAATATAAAAATAAACAAATGCATTCATATAGGCGCCCATAAATGCGAAGAACTGTCTATATATATTACAATCGGCTTCGCAAAGGATGATATAATATGGATAGAGGGAAATGATGATATGGTAGCAGTTGCTAAGAATAATAATATATCCGTCCATAACTATATAATAACTGATAAAGATTATAGTGATGTTATATTGTACAAGGCGAATGATACGGCTTCATCAAGTATTTTAGATATGTCTAGACATACTGAAGTTTATCCAGACATATCATATGTTAATAGTACAAAATCTAAAAGTATAACTATAGATACTTTTTTTGATATTCAAGGTATTAAAGCTGACGAATATAACTTTTTGAATATAACTATTCAAGGAGCCGAACTAATGGCATTACGGGGCGCTACAAATTATTTGAAATACGCAAAAGCCATATATATAAAAATACACGAAATAGAATTGTATAAAAATTGTCCGAGTGTAAAAGATATAGATGATTTTTTGAGAGACTATAATTTTACAAGAGTTATAACAATAATGACAGACAAGGGATGGGGCGACGCATTATACACTATTTCTTCTTAGCACCGACACATTTCCCTGTCTCAGGATTTCTTACTTGGCCGTCCTTACACACATTAACACATCTCTTTGTTACCGGATTTATTTCTTTACCCTCCGGACATTCCTTCTCCTTCGCTCCCTTAGGCTCTGCCTTCTTAGGCTCTGCCTTCTTAGGCTCTGCCTTCTTGGGTTCCTCCTTCTTGGGTTCCTTCTTAGGCTCCTTCTTAGGCTCTGTCTTGGTCTTTTTGGCAGATGCTACGCATTTACCTGTCTCAGGGTTTCTTACTTGTCCATCCTTACATACATTAACACATCTTTTTGTTACTGGATTTATTTCTTTACCTTCAGGACATTCTTTTTCATCCGGTTTTGCTACGACAGGCTTAGCTGTAGGCTTAGCCGTTTTTATAGGCTTGACCGGCTTGACCGGCTTGACAGGCTTGACGGGCTTGACAGGTATCATATGGTCTTTTTTGCTATTTACAGGGACACTTGGTTTAGCCTGTGGAGCCTGTGGAGCCGATGGCATATCAAAATCTTCGCGATTATTTGGCAGTCTGATATTTTCGTATGTGTAAATATCTGGAATATTGGCAGCAGCCTCTTCATCTTCATATTTACATTCTAAGTATTTGCGAATTGCACCCTTAGTCTTTTCTTTTATAATGTCTTTCATTAAATCTTTTTTATCAGATAGATAGTTTTCATAGCTGATGCGATAAGCCTTCCTTTTGTTATCATATAGTTCATCGTAGATGCCCTTCTTCTCTCTTTTTATTTCCTCGCGTTTATCAAAAATATCCAAATATAGTTTAATATCCTTTTTCAAATTATTAATTTCGCTCGCGTTATTAGTATTATTATTGGCAATATTTAATATTTTTTTTTCAATATTTCTTAATATATCCATTTAATAATATTGAGGATAAAAATAATTAAGGCAATATAATATCTTCAAACATTCCCCTGTAAAATGTTTGAAGGCTTTCTTCGGGTTTCATTTGTTCTTCATAGGTACTTCTAGGTATATATTTGACTACTATTTTTTCCTTACCACAAGTAAGTTTTTTATCATAGTAGCCTTGGACTATTAGTATAGCTCCTATAAAAAGTAAAAATATAGCAATTGCTTTCATTCTTAATAATATAATATAGATTATTTTTCAACATTTCTTTCAGTCCAAACATCAGTCTTTTCAATCTCCTCTTTAACCTCATCCAATCTGACGATATTTCCATCTTCGTTTTCATTACTCGCCTCTACATTATCGCCCGCGCCGCCTGCGCCGCCAGCAGCGCCTGCGGACTCTACGGGTGCAGCATTTGAAGCAAGTGTTTGTTTCCTGTTTTCAAAGACAATATCGCGATTGTCCATATTCTTCTTATACTCTTTCATCAGAGTGTTGAGCTGCGTCTCAGAGTATTCTTGATTCTCTAGAGACTCCGGGTTAGGAGACCAAGGGCACCAACAGCCTACTTGCGCGATATAGATATTGAACTTGTTATCTATCTTCTTCAAAAACTCGCTGCGGACTTTTGCCTCTTCAATAGTATCAAAGGTACCACGAACTTTGATGCCACGCATAGAAGTAATAAAGTTATTGTCTTTATGATAAGCGGCTTCAAGCGCGTCGTTATTAACTGATTTATAAAACGCGAGCTGTTCGTTCATTTCCTTGGGCTCAAAGATATATGAGTGATTGTCAGCAATCGTGTCAACCATATCCTTTTGCTCGGGATTCTTTTCCTTGATGCCTTCAAGAAGCTTCTTCATATCGTCGGAAAACTTCTCAATAAACTTGGTAAAAATGTACGCTTCTTTATTGACAATAACATCTTCTGGGCTCAAAAAAGATAGTAGCACAAAGTTTTGGCCACGGATAGGCTTATCCTCGTCCAAATAATCTACCTCTTTTGTTGATACCATCGCGCTATTTTCTACTGCTGCCATTTTATACTACTGCTTCTATCTTATAATATAAATATATATTTATAATCTTATATATATTTTCATAATTACAAATAAAATGTTTCATAATAATAAATGTCAATTAAAAAATACGATGATTTCAACATACTATTATACAGAATGTTAAAATTAATTATTCAGGCGTTAATAATAGCTTTTGTAGCGTTGCTAATACAGGACAACAAGTTTAATGTTGCCAAACTATTTACTCTCACTATACTAATAGCTCTGACAATATACATATTAGAACTATTGGCAAACCGATTTACTATTGCCACTCAAACCGCGGGCAACATAGGATTACAAAAATCCAACGCCTTTATGTTATTATAATAGCCTCCCTCTTCTTCCCTCTTCTTTACCTCTAATTATTTTTATTATTTATGCAAATGCAATTCAATACAATTCATATCATAATAAATATCATTTGGAATATAAAACAATATCTCGCCAAATGCTCTCAACAATATAACTTATAGAATCATAGACTGTAAAACTATAAAACTATCCTCGTAAGATATAATATATCTAGTTAAATAGTTCATAGTTATTACTAATATTACTAATATAGCTGAGATTATTAGATTAACAGAATGCTATATAAATACATAGCGCTCAATCATTTTTTACTTATATAAAATGTTAAAAAAATTTCTCGGTAGTCTCTTCAAGCTACACAGAGCAAGCTAAAGCAACCATATTTCTATAAAATTTGAAAATTAAAATTTGAGTAGCGGAGCGTATCTCTTGAATTATTTTGTAATTTCTAAAAAACTTTTGAAATTTTTAAAAAACTAAGAGATACGCTCAGCTACTCAAATTTTAAATTCTAAAAATAAGAATATTCCGGCTTCTCAAGTATCTGCTATGTCAATATCAATATATTTATTATAATAATTGTCAGCCTATCGTCAGCCTATCGTCAGCCTATCGTCAGCCTATCGTCAGTATACTTGTCTTCTGGAATATTTGCGGATTTTTAAATATATTACAGCAGTAGTGGTAAGCAGTTTATAATGATGGTATGATTTCGTAGTTTAAATCTACACATATCTTTTTCCATATCTGATCCTGGACATAGAGCTTTTCTCTGCTTTTCAATAATGGAAAATATTTGAGGTATTCGTTGAGCCCGAGTATCTGAAAGAACTTATAGAGAACATAGCTATATGACAAAAAATTCTTTCTATCTTTCGGACAATGTTTCAAAAAAGGCGCCTGGATGCTTCTAAACATATTACATAGCTTATCCTCCAATTCAGGACTGAATTGCGGCGTAGGTATTCCGTTGATTCTGTTTATAATATAATTGATATGCTCGTAATACTTGTTTATTCTCAATCTTTTAAGAATATCCCTCATTTTTAAATAGGTTATTTTTTTCAGGTCAGTTATCTTCTCTTTCTTAATTTCCGTTAAAATCTTTTCAAATATTTCGTCAGGTATATCCGTACTCTCTTTTCCCTGAACCTGATTGCACCACTCCCTAAAATGATTAATCCTCTTGTAACAAAAATGCGATGTATCCTTAGTATTCTGCTTTAATATCGGTCTATTTTGCTCTACCAAGAGAAGCTCCTGATATCCGCAGATACTACATACAATTATAGCATCGTGTTGGAGACACGTCATACTATTTTTGCAAACCTTACATATCTCTATGTTTTCGTCCTCAACTGTTCTAACATATCTATTGTTTATTATAGCCATATATTTATCTACCAAGGTACTCTTGTCATATATCTTGCTAGTATCATTATCGTTTATTTCTTCCTTAGTTTTATTGGCATCCGTTTTATCGCATATATCGCTATCCGCGCATTTATTTTCTTTTACAAGCTTCTTATTATCTATGTTATTAAGAGCCTCTAATACATTAATAGTGTTTGTATTAATGCTCATACTTCGCTTTTTTTTGGATTCCTTCTTGTATATCTTCGGTTTATTACAAGCCTCTTTGATAAAGTTGATATTCTGATTAATATCCGATTGCTTATTTACGGTATCGTAATATTGAAATAATATATCGCTAGTATTCTTGTAATACTCTATTTCATCTAAATTATTGAGTTCATTCAATTTACTTTTAATATCTATTATCTGCTCGTTCAACTCTATATTACTGAACCAAAGCCGACTATTAAGTTCTTTATCGGCTGTATTATTTATACTTTTTAATATCTCCATTTTCTTTTCTTCGCAATAACTCAGTTTTTCAAGATAGTATATCTTTTCCTTATCGCTCTTCTCAAAATCCTTTATCATATTATTATGCATCGCGTCCAAAGTAACAGTTTCATTTATATCTGTTGTTATTTTTTTTTTAGATGACTTCTCTTTAAACATCATTATATTTGAATTATAAATATTAAGGTTTATATAATAAAAATAATTTTTGTGTCATATAATCTATATTTTTTTCTCCTCTAATAGTATAAAGAATATAGCGTAAATGGGTGGTGGTCTTCTTCAATTAGTAGCTTATGGTGCTCAGGATGTTTATTTAACTGGTAATCCGCAAATTACCTTTTTCAAAGTAGTTTATCGTCGTCATACTAACTTTGCTATTGAAGCTATCCAACAAACTTTCAACGGTAATGCCGGATACGGTAATACTGTAACCTGCCAAATATCACGCAACGGCGATTTAATAAACCGTATGTATTTACAGGTTGATGTCCCTAAAAAGAAAGATCTTGATACCAAAACTACCAGCACATACCAAAATTATCTCGGGTTACGCTTAATAAAATCCGTTGTTATTGAAATTGGTGGCCAACAAATAGATAAGCATTATTCCGATTGGCTTTACATCTGGAACGAATTATCTCTACCTATCGGCAAACGCTATGCATATGATACTATGGTCGGTGCCGACAAAGATATATTAAACGGCTTAAACGTCATAGATGAAATTCCTGATAACTCTGACACAACTCTATATATCCCATTTGAGTTCTGGTTTTGCCGCAATGTAGGTCTCGCGCTTCCTTTAATCGCTCTTCAATATCACGAAGTAAAAGTAAAAATAGATTTTGAAACTAAGGCCAACTGCATATCAACTCCCACAGGTTTATTAACCGATTTTGAAGATATTAAAAATATCTCTTTATGGGCTGATTACATCTTCTTAGATACCGATGAACGCCGAAGATTCGCTCAATTATCCCACGAATATTTAATAGAGCAGCTACAATTCACCGGCACCGAACCCCTAGTTGCTGGCACCAACAGAATCAAGCTCAACTTCAATCACCCTTGCAAAGAACTCATATGGGTCGCAAAAATAGCCCCTTCTTCCACTAATCTTAATAAAACCAGATGGTATGATTACACCAACTTGGACGTAGCAGACGACGATAAAGCACTTGAGTTAGCTTATGGTAAATCTGCAGCACAAGGAGGACAGCGTACATCAAACTATTTAGTTATATCCGATGTCAAACCTGCGACAAATAGCAACCCTTTTATTAATGCCATCCTCCAATTAAACGGCAACGATCGTTTTGCGGTAAGAGAAGGCGATTATTTCAATTATGTTCAGCCCTTCCAGCATCACACCAACGTTCCCGTACACAATTCTATAAATGTGTATTCATTTGCCCTAAAACCCGAAGAGCACCAACCTAGCGGCACCCTCAATATGTCTCGTATTGACACTGCAACTTTGATGGTTAATGCTAAATCAGCTCCAACTAATAAATCATACCAAGGCATCAATATATACGCGGTCAATTACAACGTCCTTCGTATATTATCAGGTA